CGGTGGTTCCCCAGCCGTTCGTCCTACGTGTCAGAGGCATGGCTGGATGCCTTGGCGAACCGGGGGAGCACGGAGGGGTGGACGGAGGCGCCGCGGATTGATTGGGCCAACATCGACTACCAGGGACGGCCTAGGGCTGGCGAGGATGCCCCCAGAACGATTATCAGGGTGCGGGTGGATGTATGACGCCACAAGAACTAGACGAAGCGGTGGAGGCGGTCTCTCAGGAGATTGCCGAGGTGCTACTGGAGCATGATCCCATCGTGGCGATGTTAGCGATGATGAAGGTGATTAGCGTCAGCCTCTCCCGGCATCTTGAGGATTCTGGAGTGACCATCCAGTGACGCAGGGCACCCTGAGCTACACGCCGAAGTCCCTCAACCCTACGAGCCTGACGGGGCGGGTGTATGCCCTGCTGGACGCGCACCGGGGGCAGTGGGTGGACGGGCGGGAGATCGCCCAGGTCGGCGGCTATGCGGGGTGGTCGGCGCGGGTGCGGGATCTGCGGAAGTTGGGGTATGTCGTGGAAAATCGCCAGCGAACCGTGAAGCTTGCAACTTCAAACATCGTGATTACGGAATATCGTCTTGTCTGAAATCTGGCGTCCGGTTCCCGGCTACGAAGGCGACTATGAGGCGTCCTCGCATGGGCGTATTCGGTCGTGGGTGTGGAGGGGTAATCCGAAGCACGGTGCGAAGCTCTTGCCAGAACCAAGAATCATCGAAGGTTGGGTGAATTCGCATGGCCGTCGATACGTGACCTTGCGAGCGCGATCACAACCAGTTGGCCGTGTGATCTGTAGCGCGTTTCATGGGCCTGCCTCGCTGAAATATGACGCGGCACACTACGATGGCGATAAGTTAAACAACCGCCCAGATAATTTACGTTGGGCGACTCGGGCCGAAAACGAAGCCGACAAGAATCGACACGGAACGAGACATCGTGGCAGTCAGTTGTGGTTTTCTAAACTGACTGAAGACGGGGTGAGGGCTATTCGTTCATTCCGTGAGTCTGGGCGCAGTTATTCATGGCTGGCGGCTGAATTCCAGGTCAGCATGTCTTCGATAGTGGCAGTTCTCAAGGGTCGCACATGGAAACACGTCAAATAGTGCTGGATTACCGGGTGGAGCGGGACGGGCGGAAGTTCACAATTACGGAGTATCGCCTTGTCTGAAAAGATTACGGTCACGGTGACGCCTGATCAAGTCAAAAGCGCCGAATATGAGAGCGTGCTACTGATCCCATCGCCCGGTCTTGGCAAGCGTATTGTGATTGACGATTACGACGGGTTAGGCACCATCACGTATCACATTGAAGATGCTCCGCGCACTGAGAGGCAGCCCTAACGCTGTTCCTGCGCTTGGACGTGCCGCCGGTCGCGTGGAGACTACCGGCACGTCTTCTCCAACCGTGCTTCCGATGCAACGGATGCACGTAGTCGCCAGCACGCGGCCGGGTCGTGCGGAGAATACCCGGCGCTACATCTTGTGGCTTGACTCCGCGAGAGCAGAGGCGTAACTTATGCGGGTAAATAAAAACGGCCTGAGTTGGGAGACCCAGGCCGTCAGACGTGATGCTGAAACATCGCGCCCGGTTCTTAGAACTGGACCCGATTCTAAACCATCCCCTGTAGCAATTCAATCTCCTAGGGACGCGGCCGGTCACTGCACCTGGACTGTAGGAGCGCAGCCCGGCACAGAGGGGAATCAGGATTCACCCGACTTTTTCCTCCCCGACCTGATCCGTCGCCCAGGATCTTGTAATGGCTCTGCTCCGCGCCTGACCTTTTATGGTCGTCACGGATCAGGGAAAAAAGTCGGTCTTTCTTAAGAGTATTAAGAGTCATTACATGGCTGAATCACAAGTTTTTGACACGTATCGGGCGCTCTGGGCGGAGAAGTATGGCGTGCCCTGCGCCCTGATCCTGTCGCCGTTGGATTTCGGGAAGCTCGGGACGCACCTGCGGGAGACGGGGATTACCGTCAAACAAATGACGGATGCGCTCGAGGGCTACTTCGACACGGATAACTTCTTGGTGATCAAGCGACGGCATCCGCTCGGGCTATTTCTGGTGCAGCCGATGCAATATCTGCCGGTGGCGCCGAAGAGCAAATATGTGGTGCCGTGTCCGCATCCCGTCAAGTGCCACAATACCGGCAGTTGCTGTCACAAGCAGGACATGGAGCGGGCATGAAGCGACAACCTATACGGTTACGGCTGGCGATGGCGTTTCGCTGTCCGATGTGTGGGGTTGGTCCTCAGGTGCCCTGTGATGTGCAGAAGCCGTTACATAACGCCGGCTATCAGTTGGGCATTCACAAGGCACGCCTTGACCGCGTGACCCCGCGCCGGCTGCGTCTCTACCACGAAGGTAGGTTCTGATGCGTAAGGCAGGCAAGAAGGATCTGAATCAAGCCGCCATTGTGGCAGCGTTGCGGGCCATCGGCTGCGAGGTGCTGATTCTCAACCAAGAAGGCGTGCCTGACCTGTTGGTGGGCCATAGGCGCAAGAACTGGCTGCTTGAGGTGAAGACGGCTAGGGGTCATCTCACGGAGCCTCAGAAGCGATTCTTCGGGCGTTGGTGCGGTCAGGCCACGGTGGTGCGGTCGGTCCCTGAAGCCTTACGGGTCTTTGGTGTCGAATGACGGCTAAACGCAATCGGAAGACACATCCGTTGGTTTGCACGTTCTGCGGCCGTGACTTCATGGGCACGTATAAGCAGAAATGGAATCACAACCGATGCTGCAGTCTGAGTTGTAAGGCGAAGCGGCGCGTTGGGCCTCTCAATTCAAACTGGCGAGAAGGCACGAAGACCAGAAGCCGTGACGGGCGCGTATTTCTGTATATTCCTGAGCATCCGAAGGCGGTGAAGGGCTACGTGCTCCGGTATCGGATTGTGGCTGAGAAGGCGCTTGGCCGTCCGTTGCGCGATGATGAAGTTGTGCATCACATCGACGGGAACACATCCAATGACTCAGCCGACAATCTCCAAGTGATGACCAAGAGTGAACATTCAATGCACCATGCGCAAGAACGGAAACATCGCGTCGGCTTGGTTGCGGAGGACTGATGCCGAGGACACCCCAACGGCGTGAGGCTATCTGGATTCCTTGTCTAGCCAGGTGTGGAGAGTTCTGGTGCGTCAAGCATCGGCGGCATGTGTCGGAATGCTCCTGCCCATCAATCGAGACATGGACGACAAATCCATATAAATCACTAATAAATCACGCTGTTTCGCCTTCTCTTCAAAAATCGCCTCCGACCTTAAAATAGTCATTGACAACCTAACCGCCTAGGATTAATCTCTCTGTATGGAACGGACATCAACGGTTCACGTCGCGGCGGTTAAGAAGTCCAAGCACGGCGCGTATGGCAAGGAACTCGCGGTGGTGACGGTCGTCGGCCGGTATCGTCTGACCGATGCCGGCAAGCCGGACGGCTGGGTGAATGAGTCGGAGTTTCGTGCGGTGGCCCTGGCGAAGCTGCAGGCGTTGCTCCCCGGTCTCAAGATTACGACGACCATCGTCGGATCTGAGGACATTATGGACGACGAACCCTCTGGCTATAAGCCGGAAGCGGCGATGCTGTATACCGGCGAGCCTGGCACGGGCACCTTGCGCTAATGCCCCGCAAAAATCCCCACGCGGTCGCCCTTGGCCGGAAGGGTGGCCGCGTCAAGAGCGCGGCGAAGGCTGCAGCGGTGCGCCTGAATGGTCTCAAGGGCGGGCGCCCGAAGAAAGTAGATCCGTGATGCCGAGGGACACTGGAGCCGTGGACGTGGGACCGATGAGCGAATCTATGATGGAACTCATTAACGCCGTGCGCGGTCTGATCGATAACGGGTGGATTGTCGCGTGTCCAGAACTCGATGATCTACTGATTGGCGCAGAACAAGAAAGCCTTCGCGCTGATGCGTTCTTTCGTGGCCGGGAACTCGTCAAGGCCGAAGATGCCGAGTTGCGAGCCGAAGTCACGCGCCTCCAGGCCCAGCACGAAGCCGATGCCCGCGCCTTCGTGGCGCTGCCCGCGCTGATTGACTTGTTACGAGAAGCCGCCACCGATGAATATGGCGACACGGAGCGGTATCTCGGTCGAGACTGGCTGACCAAAGCGAGAGCCGCCCTCGCGCAGGCCGACGGCCCCGCCCCCACGGAGGAGTGAGATGCTTATCGATGGCGGGTTCTTTTGGGTAGCAGATGACAATGCGCCAGTGATTGTGGATTCTGATCGTTATGATCGTGTCACGCGCTGCGTGTTCTACTACCGTCCGAAGTGGTATCAGGTGCTGCGCTGGTATCGTGCGTGGCGTTATTGGCTGGCACTCCCCACGCATCGGGCGGACGGCCCCTCGCAGGAGCAGGGTTGAGCCGAACTATTGCTATTGAGGTAGCTGATGTCTGAGTCCCGCCCCCCAACTCCAGACAGAAGAGAAGAAGAATTAGTCGCGCGTGGACCGCTGACACTATGAGTAGGACAGGATCTACCGCGTCGAAGAGACGGGTCATCAGAAAGAAAGCGAGACCGCGCTATCGTCAGCGCACGGTGACTTACTGGACGGGTGTCGTGATGTTCGATCCGCTGTCCTACCACAACCACGGAGAGTGGGAGAGGCGCGTCATTCGGTGGCGGGTCTATTAATGGCGCAGTCTCGCCTGATCGTGGTGCCGTGTTCCAATGAACGCGCGAAGCAATACGTGGACGAGTTTCATCGGCATCATGGCTCCAGCGTGCAGGCGCGGTTCTCGCTCGCGGTGATTGACGAGCAGCATCAAGTGAGAGGGGTAGCGATGGTCGGCCGGCCCGTGGCGAGGGTGCTCGATGATGGGCTGACGCTGGAGGTCAACCGCGTGGCGACTGATGGCTGCGAGAATGCCTGTTCTGCCCTCTACGGAGCTGCTCGCCGCGTCGGGAAGGCGATGGGATACCGATCGATGATCACCTACACGCGAGAGGACGAGTCAGGCGTCAGCCTTCGGGCTTCTGGCTGGATCTGTGATGGTCCGATTCGGGCGAGGAGTTGGAATATGCCGGGACGCCCGCGCACCGATAAGACTGAAATAGTCAAGCGTGGCCGATGGCATATCGACCTAAACGAAGACCCTGGTGTGATTGCGTGGCCGCAGTTACAGGCAGATCCGCAGTTGTTTGCGCTGGAACAACCCGAGTCCGTGGACGCGGTAGATCCTGCTGATGGGATAGTCGAAGGCTGACCACGCGCGTAAACGTCTTCTCTTGAAAGGCTTACTGTCATGACCGCCGCGTCACGCCCCCCTGACGACACCCCGCCGCACTTTCACTCTGAACGCTGTTATGCGACAGGGCCGGGAGATACTGAAGTTCTCATTTGTGAGCATCGAAAGCCGGAGGACCGGCACGAAAAAGGCACTGTAGTAGCCAAGGAAACGAGTGCGCCCGTAAAACCCACAGCCGGGATGAATGAGGGAACACGCTTAGAAGGCCAGCCGGGAAAGCCGGTTGCTGCGGAACCTCCGCTGCGTGCCACTTCCTCCGTGTCTCCGGTGGTTGAAGCTCTAGACCTTGGAGCAGGTTCGACTCCTGCCGATGCTCATACCCAAGCCGTCGCCCCTGACGACACCCCCACACGCCTCGAGCAGATTCAGCAGAGATTTCAGACCGGTACTGTGCGTTTTGATGATGCCCATTGGCTAGTGGCCGAAGTCTCCCGTCTCCAGCACTCGCTAACCGAGAAGGAAGAACTACTCAAGCAGATTATGCGGACGGTGCATGTCGGGACGTTTCAAGCCGCACCTGTTGCTGTGGAAGGACTTAGCGAGTCGGTCTCCCGTCTCCAGCAGGAGAACGCCGCAGTCGTCTCGTCGCTGACCAAGGCTATCAGCAAGATCGAGCAAGTGGTCGAGGAGAACGCCCTGCTCAAGCGCAGCCTGGAGATGCTCACGAAACAGATGGCACAGGACCGCTAGCGGTGTATACTCCCCCAGCAGAGGTATTCTCATGCCCGCCAAGTCCAAGGCCCAGCAGCGCCTCTTTCAAGCTGCCGAACACGGCGCCACGTTCCCGATGGCGGAAAAACTCCGTAGTTCGATGAGCCATGACAAGCTCCGGGAGTTCGCGGTCGGCTCAGAAGCGGCCAAGCCTGAGCATGTATCAAAAATGAGACACACTGGCTACGTCGAGATGACCCATCACGGCAACCCCGGCCGCAAGCCCTCCATGCGGCACGGTAGCTACTAGCCGTCAAGAAATTGACGCAATAAATTACGGGGATTTACGGCACACGCAGGTAACCGCGGCAAGGGCAGGCCCAAAGGCAGCGTCAATAAGGTGCCGGCTGCCCTCAAGGACATGATCCTCCAAGCCCTCGCTAACGTCGGGGGCGTCAGCTACCTCGAGAAGCACGCCCAAGCCACACCAACAGCCTTCCTGACGCTCGTGGGCCGTGTCCTCCCCCTGCAAGTCAAAGAAGGCGGGGACGATCCCAAGGTGCCCGTGAGCACAACCGTTGTCCACAAACACAGTTGAGCGCATCGTAGAGTTGGACTGGCGCGGCCCGGTCAGCCAGTTCATGCTCGATGACACCCCAGAGATTGACATCGAAGGGGCGCTGAGTTCAGGGAAGACCACGGTCTGTCTCTGGAAGTGCTTCAACTACACCCAAGCCTATCCAGGCATCCACGGCTACATCGGGAGGTATGGTGACGGCGAAACACAGACTAAAGTCCGGCCGGCCTGGGAAGCGGTCATCCGGCAAGGGGGCCAAGAGGCCAACTGGAACGCCAAAGAGAACAGCTACGACTTTGCGAACGGTTCACGGGTGTATGCCTTCGGGCTCAAGTCCCCTGATGAGAGAAGCCGCTATTCAAAGATTCGGGGCATGGGCGTTTCCTTCATCTACGTCGATCAAACAGAGGAATTACCTGAAGATATGGGGCTGGAGCTTAGAGGGCGACTCCGTCAGCCTGGTTATCCCCATCGACTCATCTTCAGCCCAAACCCTCAGAACGTTACTCACTGGTTAGCGGCCCAATTCCCCGAAGACAACAGCATCAACGGGCGTAAATACTACGCGGTGAGCCTCTACGATAACGCGCACCATCTCCCGCCGGATTTCATCGAGACCCAGGAGCGCACGTATCCGCCGGAACATGCCAAATACCGCAGCGTGGTGCTCGGCAAGCGCGGGGTCAACGTCACAGGCGATCCGGTCTACAAGGGCGCGTTTGTCCGCAGACTCCATACCGCCCCGAACCTCTACAACCCGGCTCAGGTGCTGCTCGAGTCCATCGACTTCGGCAAGAAGCACCCCTGTATTGTCTGGGCGCAAGAGACCTACACCGGCGGGATACGGGTGCTCGGTGGCCTGTTAGGGCAGAACCTGTTTCTCGATGACTTCCTCCAGACCGCCATCCAGACGCGTCAGGAGTGGTTCCCTGATGAGATTGGGCGGCAGACGTGCTGTGACCCTGCCGGGAGCCATCAGAACAGCCAGGGGACACGGTTCAATGGCGTGGACCTGCTCCGTAAAGCAGGCTTTGCCCCGGTCTGGAAGGACAACAGCAACGCGCCAGATGTGCGGTTGGCCTGCATTGAGAGCTTGTCTGCTCACATGCGGCGCCGAGAGCCGTCTGGGTTGGAAGCCTTTCTGGTGGAGTCTGACCCGCTGAAGTGGCAGCGCGTGAGCGTGGAGGGGATGACGGCGGATGGCTTCCTCACGGATGCGCTCGAGGCGGGCTACGTCTGGGATGTCCATGACGTCAGCGTGGGCAACAAGCAAGTGCGGAAGGCGAAGAAGGACGGCTGGTTTGAGCACGGCATGAATGCCTTAGAGTATGTCGAGTTAAACTTCGGGGCACTGCGGGCCACGCAAGCGGAGCAGGCGAAGAGTCTGGCGCGGAGACGCATCAATCAGGCGCGGATGCCGAGAATCATGCCTGGAGAGTTGTGGGGTTAGGTGTATACTCTCGGCGTTCCCGATGATGCTCAGTCCTGACGAACGCGCTCGCGTGGAGCAGAAAGCGCAGCAGCAGGCATTTCAGGCCGCGCAGTTTCGCCAGCAGGTCGATCCTCTCGGTGACGCGCTGATGTATGCGGTCCCTGTCTGGTCCCGTGATGACAAGGCGTTCCTGCGGTCGATTCACATCCGGCCGGAATGACTGACGCTGAACTGCTGGTGCTCCGTGTCAATGCGATGGCGGGCCAAGTCCAGCGCGATGCGGCGCGGGTGTTCCTGACGAGGTGGGCCGATCCCATTCCACGCTGGCGCAGTCTGATCATCCTTGGCAGCTTGGGCCGCTGGTCCGTGATGAGGCGCTGGTAATGCCGGAACAGCCGACCGATCGAAGCCAGTGGAACCTGCGGGCTGATGGCACCGTGAAGGGGAATGGCTTTCTTGGGATTCTTCCGAGACCGGACGGCTTAGTGTCCAGTGAGTTGAGCGTGGGCACGACGGATTTAACCGGCAAAGAGATGGATATTCCCACGCTGGTGCCGACACTCACCAGGGATGAGGTTCAATACCTGCTGAATACGCCGCCTGCGACCCGACTTCCTGCGAGTATTTTCCGTAAGGCGATTGATTTTGCCCGGCAACGGATGAAAGCTGGGCTGCCGGTCTTTGCTCAAGACGGCGAGCAGCAATTTCATGTTTATCCAGATATTCCACGCGTGGATGTGCCGACCTCAGGCTTCACTGACGCGACCATCAAGCCTATGGCGAGTCACTGATGGCGAAGCGCCGTCCTCCCAAGGGCAACAAATACAGCGAACGCGTCACCAACGCGGATGACAAAGACTTCATTGAACTGGCCCGGAAGCGGTTTCAACAGGCCGAAGAGGCGGATGAACAGCAACGGGAGCGGGAGTTAGCGGACCTCCAGTTCTATGCCGGCGAGCAGTGGGATCCCAACGTCCGGTCAGCCCGCGAAGGTCAATCCAGCAACCAGAACAGCAACAACAGCGGCACCGGCTCTGCGCCGGCCGTCCCGCCCCGCCCCACCTACACCATCAATAAGGTGCGGGAGCCGGTGCGTCAGGTGCTCAATCAGGAGCGGCAGGCCGACCTTGGGGTGGAGATTGCGGCGGCGGATGACTTCGGTTCAGGGTCTCCTGGGATCAGTCCCGAAGAGATTGAGCTGCGCGAAGGCTTGGTGAGACGTATCCAGCGGGAGTCTCAGGCGGCCGATGCGCGGTCCTGGGCCTTTCAGCGGGCGGTCATTGCGGGGCGGGGCTTCTATCGGGTGATGACGCGCTACATTCCCGGCCGGTCAAATGACCAGGAACTGTATGTCGATCGCATCTTCAATCAGGCCAGTGTCAGCATGGACCCGGCCCATGAGCAACCCGATGGCTCTGATGCGGAGTGGGGCTTTATCGGCACGGATCTGCCGTGGGACCGCTATCAGGCGGAATATGGGCAAGTCGGGGATAAGCCGAATCCCCTGCGAGCCGCCAGTGAGTCCGAATGGCGGGCCTTGGGCGATGAACTGCCCGGCTGGTTCACGTCTGATGGTGATACGCGCTCCGTGCGCATCGTGGAGTATTGGTATACCGAACGGGTGCCGCGGACACTGGTCACGCTCGAGGATGGGCGCGTCTTCTACGAGGACGATGCCGAGTATGCCGAAGGCGGGGCGCCGTTAGGCGTCGATGACAACGGCGATGACCTGAAGCGGCAGGTGATCGAGAAGCGCATCAAGTGGGCGAAGCTGGACGGCGTGCAAGTGCTTGAGGAGACCGACTGGCCCGGCAAATACATTCCCATCATCAAGGTGCTGGGCGAAGAGTTACAGCCCTTCGATAGCGAGCGGCGGTCTGAAGGCATGGTGCGGCCGGCCCGGGATGCCCAAAAGGGCTTCAACGTGATGGTCAGCAAGTGGGTGGAGCAGATTGGCCTCGCCCCGATTCCGCCGTGGATGGGACCGGCCGGGTTTGACGAAGGCTTTGAGAACGAGTATCTGCTGTCGGCCACGCGGACCATTCCCGCCTTGCACTTCAACCCGTATGATGTGAACGGCAACCCGATTGCCCCGCCGCAGCGGACAAGCATCACGACGGAGATTCAGGCCATTGCCGGCTCGGTGCAACTCTTTGACCAAGCCATCAAAAGCACGACGGCGATCCCCGATCCGACATTGGGGAACATCGACCCCAGCCTCAAAAGCGGGAAGGCGATCCGCCAAGTGCTGGACCAAGCAACCCGTGGCACCTCCCACTACCTGGACAATCTGTCGCGGTCGATTCGTTACGAGGGATTGATTCTCAACGACTTGCTCTATCCCATCTACAACCGCAAGGGCCGGACGGTGCGGACGATGAATCCGCGAGGGGAGACGCAAGCGAGCATCCTGCACAGCCCGTTCGTGAGGCACCCGGAGAGTCAGCAGCCGATGCCGATGCCGCAGGGTATGCCAGGGCAGCCGCCGATGATGCCGCCGGGCGTGCCGCCGGATGCGAAGCCTGAGATGGTGACGCTGACGCCTGATGCCACGTTCAACGTGACGGTGAAGGTCACGAAGTCCTACGATACGCGCCGGGAAGAGCAGGAAACCACGCTGTCTACCCTCATCAATGCCGAACCGCAACTGATGGGGGTGTTTGGGGACTTGCTGTTCAAATACAACGATGGGCCGGGGCATGATGAACTCGAGGAACGCGCCAAGGCGATGCTGGCGCCGCCGGTGCAGGCCATCCTCAAGGGTGGGTCTGCGACCGATCCGCAACTCCAACAGGCGCAGCAACAGATCCAGCAATTGACGCAGATGATTCAGGGCAAGGTGGCAGAGAAGCAGGCCGAAGCCCAAGCGCAAGGCCAGATTGACCTCCAGAAGCAGCAACTGAAGGGTCAGCAGGAGAAGGAACTGGCGCAGCTCGAGCAGCAGGGCAAGGAGCGGCTGGCGTGGATCAATCAGGTGGCGCAGATTGCGATTGCCGGCGCCAAGATTGATGCGGAGCAGGCGCGGACGTTTGTGGATGCGGCGGAGAAGGGGTCTGCGAAGGCGCTCGACCTCCACATGCAGCATCTGGCGCACGTCCAAGATACGCAGCAGAGCACGCAGGACCATCTGGAAGCCTTGCAGCAGGCGGCGCTGGAGCATAGTCAGGCACTGGAACAAGGGCAGCAAGGCCATCAGCAGGCGCTGGAGCAGGGCGCCGTAGGGCATCAGCAAGGGCTAGAGGCGAACGCGCAGCAAGCGGCGTTACAGCCGGCGCCGGCTGAAGGGGTGCAATGACGAAGCAGTTTTGTGACCACTGCGGCGCAGAGGGTGAAATTGTGCGTATCGAGTTGACCCTCATTTATCCGTCGCCTTATGCTCCGGCTACAACACAGCGTGAGTGGTGTAATGAATGCACGGGCCTGTTAAAAGCCCTTGTGCTGGCCGCTCCTGCTCCTGATGCGATGCGGCATGTGAGCGTGAAGGATTGAGCCTGCTTATGCCAGAGACCGACCAGATCGAAGACTCCGGCTCCCTCGCGGACCACGAAGCCCAATTCCAGCCGAAGCCGGGCCAGGAACGCGTCTCACTGCCAGCTGTCAGCGAACCAGAGGCGAAGCCACAGCCGGCTGTGAGTGACCACTCTGAAGAGGCTGATGAGGCATTAGCGGCGACGATTGACCCGTCGCTGTCCCTCCCGAAGCCCAAAGAGAAGCATCGCGCCGAGAAGGATAAGGCCCGGCCGCAGGATGTGCCACGGATCAAGGAACTGACGCGCCAACTGAAAGAGGCGCAGGAGAAGCTGGCTGCAGCCACAAAGGCGCCTGCTGCCCAGCCGGACGCCATGCCGGTCGTGGCACCCCCCGCGCCGGTGCGGGCTGCGGCCAGCCCTGTTGGGGAGAAGTTTACGTATCCGACGTATGACCAAGCCGTCGCGCAGAATCCGAATCTGACCTGGGATGACTGGAGCGATGCGAAGAGCGAGGCCCGGATTGATTGGCGGGAAGCGCGGGCGCGACAGACCTATGAACAGACCGCTCGGGAGCAGCAGGAAACGCAGACCCGTCAAGGCCAGTTGCAGCAGTTCTGGCAGCGTCGGGACGCGTATCTCCAGCAGTATCCTGACCGGGCTCCAGCGCTTCAGGCGGCGTTTGCGAACATGCCGGCGACACCGATCATGGAGCACTTGCTAAAAACTTCTGAGAACGGCCCCGATATTCTGTATACTCTGCAGCAACGTCCAGACCTGGTTGCGGGTTTGGTGCTCGTCACTGACGGGAAGCCTGTCACTGACGGTTACGTGGGACTCGCCACGCAATGGCTTCAAGCACAGCTCGTGACCGGGAATACCGCAGCGGTCCCTGCTGAAAAGACCCGACAGCCTCCTAGGCCGCCCACTGCGGTGCGGACGGGGCCACTGAAGACCGGACAAGAACCACCGGGCGATGGGGCTTCTCTCGCCGATCACGAAGCCTTCTATAACGCGCGGCGGCGCTAGACGGTCTTCCCCCTGAAGGGGGTTGGCCTTGAATACGTTTATCAGTCCGACATGGGTCACGAAAGATGTGGCCGTCAACTTCAAGAACTCGCTGAAGTTCCTCGCGCAGTTTGATCGCACGTGGGACTCGAGCTGGGAGAACAAGCCGCAGGGCGCCCAGATCGGCTACACGACACAGGTCCGCATCCAGCAACGCTGGCAGGTCTCGGAAGGTCAGGCGCTCGTGCAACAGCCGATCTTCAACCAGACCGTCCCGCTGACCATCAACCATCAGTTCCAGATCGGCATGGGCTGGTCCTCGGCGGATGATGCCCTCTTGGTCGAAGAGGTGCAGACCCGCTACACGAAGCCAGCAGGACGCGCCCAAGCATCCAACTGGGATGCGGTCGCCGGCCGCGAGGTTTACAAGTCGGTCTACTTCAGCAAGGGCACCCCAGGCACGGCCCTGACGAGCAATCAGTCATGGACGGATGCGGTGGCGCTGCTCGATAACGTGGCGGTCCCCGATGACGACCTCTGTGCCGTCATTGACCCGCTGACGCGCAGCAACCTCCTGAACGCCAACTTCGCGCTGTTCCAGCCCAAGAACGATTACTTCAAGACGGGCCAGTTCGCGGACGAGGCGCTCGGGATTTCGGCGTGGTATACGGACCCGCTGATGCCGACGCACACCACGGGCACGTTCACCACGGCGACCCCGATTACCACGGCAGGAGCGCAAACGGGTTCCAGCCTCACGGTGTCGGGCATGGGCACCTACGCCCTGAAGGCGGGCGACGTGTTCAAGTTCGCCAGTGGGACGGCCGTCAATGCGGTCAACCCCGTGGCCTACACGGATACGGGCATTGCCCAGCAGTTCGTGCTGACGGCAGATGTGGCGGGCACCACGACGGCGACCCTGAGCATCTCCCCGCCCATCATCACCTCGGGGCCGCTGCAGACCGTGACGGCCTCGGCCGATAACGGCGCGGCGCTGCTCTTCCAGGGGGCGACGGGCATTGCCTCGGCCACGATGGCCGCGACGGCATCACGTCAGTCGTTTGTGTTCAATCAGGCGGCGTTCGCCTTCGTGATGGCGGATCTGCCGGAACGCCTGCCCGGTGCGATGGCGAAGCGGGTCAACAGCGCGGAAGAGAAGCTGTCGATGCGCTGGGTCGAGCAATACAACATCCAGACGGACCAGTTGCCCAGCAGAGTTGACACTATCGGCGGTGTCGGCGTGATTCTGCCTTACTTTGCCGTCCGGATGTGGAGCTAACCCATGGCATTCACCACCACCACGCTCTCCGCAGCCATGGCCGAAACGGACCTCGCGATCAAGGTCACGGCGGCCACGGGCTTCGTCGCGAAGCAATACGTCAAGATTGACGATGAGTTCATGCAGATCGTCAATTCCTACAACGGCACGGACACGACCATCCCGGTCCTGCGGGCGCAGAACGGCACCACGCGGACCGCGCACGCCATCAAGGCCAATGTGGTCACGGATGCGGTCAGTTCCGTGGCGGCGTCTGATTGGACTGGGCCAAACGCCTCCGTCGTCGTGCCGTATGCGCTCTCGGCGCGTCGGCGCAAAGTGACCTCCTACGGCGCAGCCGGGGCAATTACCCTGCCGGCCGGTGGAGAGGATGTGCTGGCGATCATCAATGGCACGGTGGCCTTTGCGATGACGCTGGCGAATCCGACGACGGACATGGACGGCTGCATGCTGACCATTGCCAGTAACGGCAAGGCCGCGCACACCGTGACCTATTCGGCGGGTCTCGGCAACGCGGGCGCCGGTTACACGGTGGCGACGTTCACCACGGGCGCCCAGCAAGTGCTGGCGCT